ATGACGCCAATGTTCTGCGAGAGAAGCACTTGACCTTCGGTCGCACCGTCAAGGATGCTGAAGTCAATCGGACGGCTCGTGCCAACGATTCCACGGACAGGCTGATTTGCCCACGAGTGGAACGGTTTGCCGCCCTTCTCATGGTCGCGGCGAACGCCAATGCCAGCGATGGCAGGGCTTGCGGGGCGGTTGCCAACGGTGCCGTCAGACTCAAGTACGCTAACGCCCGGATCAACAGGAATGATGCGCTTGCTTGAGATGGTTGCGCGCCACGCGAGCGCCGCTGTCTGTGTGCTCGCAGGGCCATCCACAACAGCGACAGCCAAGAGGCGGTCGAGAAGAGTCGGAAGGCTGGCAATAATTGCATTGCTGGCGG